TTACTTTCTATGTTCTTTTTTTATTTCATTTAAAATGTCAGTTAATTTTTCCGAGTCCGTTCTACCATCATAATCATCTTGTAACTTGGCTAAGTATTTAGCAAAGTATTGATACCCTGGCAATTTAGCCTGTCCCCAATTTTCAGCAATACTGATAACATAAGTCGATATAACAGCTAAAACGAAACTATCAACATATATACTTAAACCTTGAATATCAAAATATGGATAGATTATGATTATAGAAAAAAACACTGTCATATGTTTGAGAACTCCAATGATACCTTTAGTTGAATGTGGTTTTCCTTTGGTGTTCTTCTGTACCATAGACTTATATAATCCTGTACAGATATCCAACATTATGACAATGAATAGTAAAAAAATTAATTTATTATCAATCAATTTGTAATACCCATTCATCATGAGTTGATGAAATGGTGGCTCTGGTGGTGTTACATTTGATAAAAATTGCACCTAATCAGCCCCTCTCTATTCAGTATAAGCTGTAATTTTAGCCAATTTCTTACGTGCTAGTTTTTCAAGTTGTTTACGTGATAAATCGTCAAAAGATTGTTCTTTTTCCAAGTCATCAGTAACGATTTCTAATCGTGCATTTAAAAATTCTGGATATGTGTCTTGAGAATTGAACTCTGCTGTTACTGATGTTGTTGCCCCTGTTTCATCAAAGTTATATGATAATTTATTTAAGTTCACTTTCATTATTATTTACCTTCCTTTTTAGTATTTTTTTCTTCAAGCTCAGATTTTAGGCGTTTATTTTCTGCCTCAAGTTCTTCATTTTTTGTTTCTAATAAAGTATTATTGTACTCTGCTACTGCCAACTTGTTTAATAACTTTTGCGCAACTGTGTTCATATTTACGTCGTTATTCATTTAATGATTTCCTCTCTAATAATTCTAATCTTGCTTTTAAATTTGAAATAACTGGTATCAAAGCTGGAGCTATCCTGTCATACTGGATACCTTCTAATTCTCCATCATTATTTCGTGTTACCAACATTTCCAAACCAGCACTTGCTAAATCGTCAGCAATCATACCAAAATGACGAACTGGTTCTTGTTCACTTTCTTTTCTGGCATAACGTTCTGCCTCAGCCTTATCTATCCAAGTAGCTATTGGAACGTTAAGAATTTTATTGCCATAATCTAAATCATGAGAACGTACAATATCCGTTTTGTATTTAGCAGCAGATGTGGAACGAACTAAAGCACCATCATCAGCCACATAAACATTAGGTGCGGCGCTAGTTGTTTTATTATACGTTTCTGGTAAATGGACGTAACTTCCGTTAATTATTACTCTGTCTCTATACCATTCAGTTCCACTTTGATCTGTTCCTATCAATATAGAAGGCATTTCATCTATTTTAAATTGATTAGGACTTGAAAATTTTTTTCCTCCTGCTATATACACACCTCTATCTGCTCCACCGATAAATGTTGGTTTCCATCCCCAAGTCGATTTTCCAGCGGCTATCCCAGCGAAACTTGTTTGAATCGCTGAATTAATTTGGATAAATCCATCACTATTTGCCTTATTTGATATCGAAATATAGTCGCGACCGGTTATACTTGCACCAGTCCAACTTGCACCATTACCATCATTACTTATTTTTAAATAATAATCATCAGTTTCATCAAATATATTATAGCCAGCAATTTGTAGTGAATTTTCTTTAAACAAAAGTCTACCCAAATTATTTGCTGTCGAAATATATCCTTCATCTATATTTATATCAACATAGTTGTTACTATCGTGTATACGACCTTTTTGAAATGACACATTTCCACTATTTAAATTGATGTCTAAGTTAGTTCCTTTAATGGATCCACTCGTTATGTTATTGGCATTCAAATTAATAACATTAACATTTGCGGCATCCAGTGTCCCTGTTGTAATTTTTCCAGCATCTAGACTCTGTATTGCAGCACTTGGTATAAATGCTTTACCAGAAAAACCAACCGTATCAGCATCTAGATAGATTTTCTGGTTTTGTAACAATGTTCTACCAGCCTCGATGTTTATCTGTCCAATAACATCACCTTTATTAACTTTAAGATTTACATTATTGGATAACTGCGTAAACCTACTGTTACTACCAGTCAGATAATCGCTGATGGTACGTGTGTGGCTATCTGCTGTATCGATAACTTGGTTGAGTTGTAATTTGGTCGCTAGGTCTTCTGGAGCAGGACTCCACGGTGTAGCTACAGTGCCTTTTTCTAGCTTGATATTGGCTATATATAAACCGCTTTGATTATTACCACTGTTTCCGTTATTATCAAATCTGATATATCCTTCATCACAATCGCCTGTGTTGAAAGTGACGCTAACATACTCAGCATGACCGCCAGAATATTTACGTTCTCTTACCAGGTTTTTTGTGATAGTAAAACTTGATTCGCCATTCTTTCTACCAAAGAAATACGTGTCTGAGTTTGGCACATAACTATCTTCAAAAGCCCAATAACTTAATGTATAGTCAGTGTTTCGGTCAACTTTGATTATGTCACTACTGAAAATAGCTCCATTACCATTGGTATTCCTGTTAAGGAGTAAAAACAGATTTTCTTGTCCATTTTTCCAATACGGGTGCTTAGTAACCGTTAAAATATCAGTTGAGCCATTGGCGTACCAACCATTTGTATTTTGTGGATTTCCACTATTACGTACTAAGTTTATCCCCCCACCACTAATCATTGGTGTAGTTGTTTTAACTACTTCTTGAGCAAAGCCATTAGCATTTTGTAAAAATGACGCATTAGTTACTATCTTGCCCATTGATTGCCAATTGCTGTCACCTTTAATAGTATTGATAGCGTCATTCTTAGCATTGGTTATCTTGGTATAAACTGTACTGAACTCATTTGAGTTAGCAGTTACTTTACCAGATAAAACTTCAATCTTATTGTCTATATCTTCTGGAGCAGGCGACCAATCTGTTACTATATTACCTTTTTCTACTTGAGCCATCTTAACCCAATAAGTAACAGCACCATCTCTATCCTTATTACGTGCATGAAGGCTAACTCTAGTTGTGTCAGATAATAATATCTTGGTAAATACCAATCTCTTTTCTTCGCCAGGACTTACCCAAACACTAACTTCTGATGACGAACCATTTTGTTTATTCTCACTATTAGCATTGTATTGATAGATTTCTAGGTCTACCCTACCAGTACTAGATTTATCATTTTTGACCCATGCACTAAATGTATATGTGCCACCACCTTCTACTTCCACGTTAGATGTTTGCTGATTTGAAGTTGGATAACCGACTGCCCAACTACTGCCAGTAAACTTAACATAATCTCTAGTAGTATTACGCATAAGGTTGACTCCACCGATATTCAAGTTATCAAACCTAGCATTTAAGCCATCTACTGATACTTTGACGTCAGCACTTTTAGCATATCCATTTAAATCGCTAGCAGTTAGTTTAGTTCTCAATTCTTGAGCAGTTTGCTCTTTAAAAGAGTTATACTCACTTGTACCAACTTTAGTAGATAGTTGAGAACTCAATGATTTAGCGTCATTTTTAATCGTGGTTATATTTCCATTAACATCTTGGAATTGTTGCTTAAATTGCTTAGAGTCATTTTGTAAAGTTGAGATGTTTCCTTGAGCGTCCTTAATCGACTGTTGCATACCATTTTCAGTAAGCTTAATCTGTGCTATATCGCCCTTATTAGTAGCTACAGTTGCATTCATACCATTTAAATCAACTCTAAGTTGTGCTACTCTTTCAATCTCATCTTCTGGTGCTGGCGTCCAATCCGTTGGGATAGCACCTAGCTCGAATTTCATTTTTTTCCATTTTAAATAGGTTTGCTTAGTGTTATTCGGCTTGATTTTAACTGCTAAAGTTAGATAATCTCCGTCTTCCAAAATATCTGTAAAATAGCCTTTAGGAACAACGTTTGTTGTGGTTAGCCGTATCCACTTACCCGCTACAATTGGGCTACCGTCTATGGTTTTTATGCTGGGGTCTGAAAAAGCGTATTGATTAGCTTCTCTTTTTCTACTGCCTTTTTGGCTCAAAAGTTGGACTGCTGAAAAATACATTTGGCTTAAAGCAGAAATATCACCAATATAAACATCAACCGAAACTGTATACTGTTTGCCCTCTAAATCTTGTGGTGTAATTGAAAGTTTTGGTTCCCAAAATTCACTCCAGCCGTTCGGCATTTGTATATTTTGAGCAATAGTAATACCGTTTCCATCTGTTTCTTTAGGATTATCATGCCCAACAAGTTTAGCGGTATTTAAAGCTAAGTTTCTAGCACCTACCCTTAAGTTATCAATCTTACTATTAACGTTATTCACATTAATGTTCACATTATCTAAACCAACAGATAATTTATCAAGTCTATTGCTATTAGATAACAAGTCTTGTCGCGCTTGGTCTAGATCTTGTTTCTGTTGGTTAAGATTTGCTTGTTGACTAACATAATCAGCATGAACATTAGCAATATCATCAGTAACACTTTTAATATCACTGGCGTTCTTGATTGCTTTATCACTGATATCTGTAATCTTATCGCTTAATTCTTTGGCTGTTTTAGATTGTTCCTGTGATAATCTATCAGCCTCTACTCTTGCATCAGCAATATCTTTTTGTACTTCTTCAACTTGCTTTTGAACTCTAGTAGTGTCAGCTGTCGATAAAACTAATTCCCAGTTCCCATCATGCCAAATATAATACTCTGTTTCTCCATTACCTAAATCAAGAAAAAGGTTATCTCCTTCATTAGCATATTGTGGTTTGGATTTACTGTAATAATTTTTATTCTTACCATTAGCAGAACTCACTGCATATTCAGCAGTATTCTTTGCATTTTCTGTAATCTTGGCAACATCTGAAACATAATTCGTCAAACTCTTTTGACTGAAGTCATCTCCAAGTTCGATAGTATTGTTATTTTTATCAAGCAAATCATGGTCTACCTTGTAAACTCTCGTAAAATATTCAATACCTAGATCATGTCGGATGATCGCTACTGTATCCCCAAGTCCTAAATCTCCAACATCAAGCACGTTTGCTTTAAATGATACTTTAGGACGTTTAGCAACTTGTAAACTTGCCCAAGTAGCTTTTAGTAATTCTTGAGGATCAGTAATATCTTCAAAAGTAGTTAAGCCTATTCTTGGCTTTCCGTCTGAAAAACCATATAAAGCTGTTGCATCCTTATCTTCAACATATTCTTGACCTTTTGGCTTATCAGTAGGATTCCCGTTAGATTTCTTCCACTCAATATCAGTAAATGTAATACGTCTACCGTATCCATCAGGAGACCCATCTTCGCCTTGAGATACTTCTTCGCCTTTGCCACGTCCTACTAAGGCAGTGATTAAATCTTCGCTTGATTGTTCTCTAGTAACTTCTAACAAATTAGAACCGTATTCAAAACGTTTACCTAATCTTCTTCCTTGTTGCGTATAAAGGTTAATTCTACGACTAGATATAACATTAGTTTTCTTGTCAATATTTACTGTAAAAGTCAATTCAACATTAAATAAATCTACAACCTTTTGAATTGCCTCAAGAACTGTTATGTAGTAGAAATTTGTACTAGCTCTAGCAGTATCAGCAATATAACCAAGGCTCCAGCGTGTACCTTGTAAGATTTGCGTTAGCATCTCTCCAGCAGTTTTGTCCTGTGGTCTAGCATCTTTAATATACGCATAAGATTTCAACTCGTCATAGGCACTTTCGACTGCAGTATATTCTACCCTATCATTTTTAACTGTCTCACTAATTAACTTGAATAGTAAAAATTCTTCGCCTTTAGGTGCCGGAATACATACATAGTGGATACTTATATCAATTCGACTATTAGTCATTACTGAAAAAGTTAGCTTATTGGCAGCGTTAATCTCTTCAATCATGCTAGCTTCTACGATAGTATTATCTAAAGCCTTAATGATATTTTGTTGTTTATCCAATAAATACATAATCATAACCTTTTCACCTCATACGTAATCTTTCTTGAACTGGAACTTGGAAAACTTATTGGCGCTCCATTCATAATAGTAAAATCATTAAAATTTGAGCTTAAGTCCAGTGACATTAATCGACTTACTTCATTAACTTTGACTTGTAAATTATCAAAATCAAATACAACCTTAGAACCTTTAGACACACTTTCATTAAGTGTTATTTTCTTGTCCATGCAAGATACAGAAACATTTGTTAAATCATTACATATAATTTCTATTGTCTTTGGTTTTTGTGGATACATGATATCAGTATCGTTGATTGGCCCATATTGACTAGCCATTTGTAACGTCTTAACATCTGAATATTTATAAGGATCTGGACATTCGATTTCCATTTTTCCTTTGGTTATTAATAAAGGTTTTTCAAGTTCCAACGATACTACTGACCCAACATAGTGGAAATTCTTATCATCATTGAATGCTACTTTAACATTAGGCACTGATAAAATTGCTTTTAACCTTTCTGTTGAGCTACTAAATTCATCTATAGTAGTTGTTTTTAACTCAAATTCAACTTCGATTTTTCGGCTCTCTAACCTTGAATTGAGATAAATAGCTCCGTCCCCAGAACTATCAGGAGCATTTATTTGTCTTGAAAGACTTTCTCTCCCAGCAACTGTTAATGTTTTAAAACCATTGATTTCAGTATCTAACCAATGTCCGTTATAACAGATAGCATCTGTTGGTAAAACCTGTTGAACAGGTTCATTTCTTGGCTTTAAATCGTAAAAATCATACATCTTACTTCCTCCTAAAATCTATACTTGCGTTTAAATTCTGCGTCTACTCCTTGTTTTCTAGATATATCATCAACAAATGTTGAATAATCAGATCCACCAAGATTTAGATTAATGTATGCTGGTTGTGAACTTAAATTTAATTCTCCTGTCATACTTGTTGCATATCCAGTAGCCATTTGTCTATGTAGATTACTTAAACTAGCCATAGTATTCATAAACTGGCTTGTATCCGGTCTAGGTATACTGATAATGCTTGCATCCGCCACTCTATCCATAGCATGAGATACGCTCTTAATGTTGCTTAAAATACCAACTGCCATACCTTCTGTTACATAGTAACCAACTTGATCTCGCATAACTCTTGATGGTGAGTGGATACCTAAAGCAGCTTTGGCAGCATTTAAAGCAGCTCTTGCCATATTAGCAGCAGCTTGCACCGCTGAACCGATAGCTCCAGTAATACCACGGACAAATCCCATAACAAAATTACTACCTGCACTAACCATGCTTCCAGCTACACTTCTAACAACATTAGCAGCGCCATGTATACCACTAGATGTTACAGATCTAACCGTATTCCAGCCAGAACTAAACACCGACTTGATACTATTCATAATGCCTGATACTGTACTTCTAATACCGTTGATAACTGAGGTTACAACCGATCTAATACCACTCCAAACACTAGATGTTACTGACTTAATTGCATTCCAAATTGATGTCATAACACTTCTGATTGCATTCATAACACTTGTGATAACAGATTTAATTGCATTAATAACGGACGTTACTACAGACTTAATTGCATTCCAAACTGTTTGAGCAATACCCTTAATCGTATTCCACACAGCCGACCAATTACCTTGGATTGCTTGTGTTATAGCTCTGATAATTCCTGCTATTACGTTAATAGCTGTGGAAATTACCGTTACAATAGTATTCCAAATCGTTTGTGCTACGGTCACAATAATATTCCAAGTAGTAGACCAGATTGTTTGAATTACTGTAAGTGTTGTTTGAATTATTGTTGAGACAACGTTGATTGCTGTCTGAATAACTGTTTTAATTACATTCCAAATTGTTTGAGCGACAGTTACAATTGCATTCCAAATAGTAGACCAAATCGTTTGGATTACCGTCATAACAGTTTGAATTACTGTTGATATGACTGTCATATCTGTTTGAACTACCATCTTAATGGTATTCCAAACTGTTGTAATAACAGTCACTAAAACATTCCATATAGGTGTAGCAACTGCTACAATTCCTTGCCACAAAGCAGAAAAAAATGCAGATAAACCACTCCAAATTGTTTGTGCAACTGTAACTATTCCCTGCCATAATGTCGAAAAGAACTCAGTTAACGAACTCCATAACGTTTTAAATGCTTCAACTATTGGAGATATAGATGTAACAAAACTGTTCCAAACTGTCGTAGCTATTGAAACAATTCCTTGCCACAGTCCAGAAAAGAAACTAGTAATACCAGACCATACTCCTTTGATTACTCCAACAACAGTAGTAAATGCACTAGCTATTGCACTCCAAACACTTTGAGCAATTAAAACTAAACCTTGCCATGCACTACTTAAAAACTGGGTAAAACTTTGCCATAATTGCTGACCTAATTTAGTTTTAGTGAAAAATAGAACCAAAGCAGCAACTACAACTGCAATAACTGCAGCTATTGCAATAAATGGATTTGCCATCATAATTGATGTTAGTGCCGAAAAAGCTTGTCCGGCTTTTGATGTTGCAGTAACTAGAAATGAAAACACAGAACTTCCAGCCTTTAAACCATTTAAAGCTATTTTGGCAATTTTAGATTCTTTTGAGAGAACTGTTAAAGCTTGTGTTACTTTACTAATATCACCGCCAGCCATTGCAAATACTCGAATAACTTTACCGGCATTTCCTAAACCAGAAACAATACCACCAGTTACACCCATGATTTTTCCAGCATTAGTAATAAAACCGCCTAAAGCAGTAGTAGCAGGGCCAATAACTGGAGATAAACCTATAAAACCCCTAGTTACTTTAGCAATACTACTGTCTGAACTACTAGCCCATTCTAATGTACTGTTCATCATATCTAGCAAAGAACTATTAAATCCACCTTTTGCTGCCATAGCTTTATTAGATAATGCTTCCCAGTTACCACCTAATTGTTCTATCTTTGAACCAAGATTTTGTTGCATTTCATTAGCTTGAGAACTTAAATTCTTAGTAGCTGTTGCAGTAGTGCCAGCAAATTTTTCAATAGCTTTTGATGACGCATTCCAACTAGTCGTGGTATTGTCTGTTTCATCAGCCACAGATTTCATGAGTGTTCTCATAACACGCATACCATCTTGACCAAACATTGCCTTTAACGCTGCATCTTGTTGTGCTTTTCCAAAACCTTGAGTTGATTTTGATGCCTTATCAAATGCAGTATTAAGTTCACCAGCTATTTGTGGTAAAGATTTCATATTACCTTGAGCATCTCTAAACGATATTCCTAATTGATCCATATAAGCCTTAGATTGCTTAGTTGGAGACTGCATTAAAACGATAGCGTGATTCAAGTTTTCAGCAGCTTGTGCAGCACTCATACCTGTATTTGTAAGCAATCCAATGGCATTAGCGGTATCTTGCATACTGTATCCAGCAGCACTAGCCGTAGGTCCAACATCTGCTAAAGCTTGTTGCATAGATTCAATACTTGCATTTGACTGGTTAGCAACTTGAACTAAAATACCTGCTGCTTGCTGTGGAGACTTCAGAGATTTACCCCAAATATTCATTGATTGTTGAACAACAGATGCTGTAGTTTGTAAATCAGCACCAGCAGCAGTTGCAGCTTGAGCAATTGCTGGAAATTCCTTCTTAATCGTTCCAATTGATGCACCATCTCGAGCCATAGCAACCATGGCATTAGCTGCATCCTGAGCAGATATAGGTAATTCAGCACCCATACGATTAGCAACATCTGCTAAACCATCAATATCTTTAGAAGTTCCACCAGCAATAACTGCAGCTTGGTTCAAAGCTTGTTGGAAACTTCCAAAATTCTTAATCGCTTGAACACCCATAACAGTAGTTGCAGCACCAGCAACTGTCATAGCCTTACCAACACCAGCTAATCTATCTTGTGTGGCATTGCCAAATTTTTGAACTGATTGTCCAGCCCTATCTATAGTAGAACTAAAGCTTTGATCCACTGCTTCAAGTATTGCTTTCACACTAAAAGATTGTGCCATTAGAACCCACCCCTTTCTTCTTCAGACCGTTCACTCCAAGGCTTGATTAAGCCATTTTTCTTCAATTCTTTAAATTCCTTCATTCGTTGTATGAATAATTGCTCGTTTATTTTCTGCTCATCTTTTTGTGCATTGGTATGATAATCAGTTTCAAAACTAGCCCTTATACCATCAATGATTGATTGAGTATCAAAAAATTGTTCAAATTTCGTAAACATTGGCTTAGGGTGCTTAGCACTTCCTTTAGTTGCTTGGACATTCTGGATATACCATGCTTGCAATGCTAATTCTTCATTACGCTTGATTACTTTTAATTGATAAGCTTCACAACGCAAAAAATATTCATTGAGTGTCATTTGCTCAATTTCTTCAATTGACTTCATACCTAGATAAGCAAGCGAATTTAAAACTATCTCATGATACATCTGCTCGCTTGATAATTTTTGCTCGTTATCTAGGCTTTCATGTTTTTTGCCACTAGTTTTGTTGCCGTACTATTTTGAACTTCTTCTAATATTTCATCAAAATGCTTTTCAATATCTTCATCATTATCAATAAATGATTCGATATCTTCCATCTTAGGACGTGGTTTATTTCCGTAAGCTGCAGCATATACAACATTGCTAAAAGCTACTGGATCATATGTTTGTAGTGCTGGTAATGTTCTTGTTAAAGACATTCCTAAAGAGATACCTTTGCTAGAAACACCAGCAATTTTATCTAACTCTCGCACAAAACGAACACCAAAGTGTAATACACATTCTTTATCATTAATTTTTAAAATCATTTATTCATTCTCCTATCCTTGTTTATCAATTGTTTCTGCTCCAGTACCACGATCAGCATCTTTCCAGGCTGTACCTTTTCCAGTTCCATCAGATCCAGATACAACACCCAATCCACGGAATACATATGCTAATTCTTCACGACTTTCTTCTGGCATTTCTGTCCATCCTCGTTGTGGTTCTCCTTCAACTGTAAAAGTAACATCACGAGTTGAGTTATCATCTGGATCGTTATCATTGCTATCTTCTGAAACTTTCCCTTGTGCATACCATGTATGATATTCAATTTTATCTGTTTCTTTATTACGACGACGCGCTAAATTAACAATCCAAATTTCAACACGTTTATTCTTAATCAATGCATCATAAAGATCATCTGACACTTTGGAGATATTATTAACAAACTCAACTTCAATTTCAGTTTCTAAAGAACTTGTAGTTGAAACTACACCATCTTTAGTTTGTGTCGTATCACTATCACGTTGAGGATCGAATGATAATGATGTTTGATAAGGAATTAATTGACCTGCTTCTTTACTTGCATTTTCATATAAACGAACATATGCAACAACATCCATTCCTTGGACTACTTGTGGTTTTGCCATTATTCTTCACTCCTAATTTATATTAAAAATGAGCGTCAACATACCATGATTTAAAATGGTATTTGGAACGCTCATATCTTGAATTATTTGATTATCTGACCTATCTATTCTTAATCTAACTGAATAGCCTTGTATACGAACTGGTTGCATAGCTTGAACGAATATATCATTCATTATTTTAGAGATCTCAAACCGACTCTCAGCATTTCCCCAGACATCAATATTTACCGTTATTTGTCCATATACTGCATTTTTAGTTGTTGTCGGTATTGTTTGTACTGCTCCAATAACAACAAATGGATATGGTGCATTCTCGCTTTCTAGCGGTAAATGGTCATATGTTGTATATCCAGCATTCAATGATAATTCAAATAGATAGTCATATATTAATTGATCTGGTGTCATTATTCCACCTACTTAAATAGTCTATCTAAGTCAGCTCTAAATTGTGGTTCTACTTTACTGAAAGCTGGGCCTAATGTAGGACGTCTACTCATAAATCTAGTTCCATATTCCAAATATGGAAAATACTCCGTATGTGGCTGAACTTCTGATTTAAAGTTGCTATTAGTAACTGTAGTACTGCGTTTAGTAGCACCTGTCGAATATCCTTTAATATATGCTTGGTCCATATTGGCTTGAGTTTGGGCTTGTAGATTAGCACCATGTTTATGAACTATATCATTCACTTCTTTAGAAAATCTCAAAACATTTCCGTCAAGTGCAGCCTTTAATTCTTTAACCCCTGTAATTTTAATTCTACGTGACACCTCTATCCCTCCCCTACAAGTAAACTAGTCATTTTTTGAGTTTGCCTACTTGTTTGCAACCTATATTTTTTGTCACCAATCATCAAGTAAGACCACTTTGAGGGAACACTATCTACTAATCGAACAACTTTACTGTTAGCAGTGTAACTTCCTAGAAGTTCCATGCTGCGATTAGTTCCAAGCTCAGTTACATTGGCCATTACAGTTGCCACTAGAGTTATCCCACCCACATAACCATGAGCCTTTGGGTCGTAGTGTCTTTCAGACTCTGAATAAAATTTAACAACCGTATCTAATCGCATAGCTCCTCCTATCTGAACGGATTTACAAACCGTGCGGTTCCTAGACTAGCATCAGGAACGTTATTAGCTTCTTTCCAAGCTGAAATATCATCTTGAAAATCGTCAAAATCATCTGACTTAAAGGTTATAGACTCTCCTTCTTGAGAGTAACTAGCCATACCTTCATTTTTAAGCCGGTTATATCTACGCACACAAACTTCAAGCACGATATAATCTAGTTCTTGTGGAAATTCCTTTCCATTACTCAAACCTAACTTAAATCGCAAAGCTTTAGTCGTGTTCTTAATAATTAAGTTTAGTAATCCATCCTGGTCCGTTGTGTTTAACTGGAGCATAGTTTTTAAATCTTGTAATTCGATTACACTATCCACTAGCTCCACCTCCTATTAAGCACCACCAGCTTCTGTAGCTGTTTGATTTGCTGGAATATCAGCAGACAATCCTACAAATAAACCGTCTTCCATTGACTTTCTAATAAAGATGTCGTGGTAAAGACGGTTTTGGTAGAGATATACATCACCTTGAGAGTGTTCTCCTGGTGCAAACATGAATACAGCGTTCTCCTTGACCACAGGAATTACTGCTTGCTTAACAACAAATAA